AAAGGAGGCAATAAATCATAGAGCAGTCTTAGTTTCTAACAATAAGAATACTAAGCGAGTTAATAACATTTTACTAGCATCCAAGGGAGATGCTGCCCTTGTTGCTGATATTTTATACGCAACTCGTATAAAATTAAAGCATAGGGGAGTTCGGAAAATAAATGAAAGTAATTCTCGAGAATGGGCAAATTGTAAAAAGCTTGCAGAGATATGTAATACCTTCTGTGAAGATTTTAAATTTGATACCAGGGAAGGTTTTATCAAGTATATAGAGACTGGACTAAAAAGGATGACTGATTATCGTAATGTTATGCAAAGGTTATTATCTATGCAAGAAAACATCACTAATCAAGTAGATGCTGAGATAGAGTTACAAAATTCAGATTTAAAACTTACCAAAGAGATACATGATTACTTTATAGGTAAGATTGCTAAGGCAACTGGTATATATGAATCTTATGAAAATCAACCAGAGAAGTATGTACACTTTGCAAAGGTTGGTGACTTCTTAAAAGAAGAAGGTTGGGATTATAAGACCTTCATCGATGCTCAGTTTGAATCTCTTGCATGGTGTAATGGTTTACCAGACATTGCACAGATGTATACTGATAAAGCAATTGAAAGATACAATAAGTATTTATATAAATATAAGAATAAACAACTACTTGAAGGTGAACCAGAAGTTGAAGGTTCCCTTTGGGATAAAATAAGAAAATGATATGAAAGGTTTACAATTTTTCGGAAACAGAGTAGAGGATGCAGCAAATGCCTTTATAGATGTCCTCAAGTATTCAGACCAATCGGTAACTTATCCAGATTTTAAGGATATCGACCCTTGGCCTGATGAGATAATTAATATGTTCTATGTGATTTGGAAGAATGCCAAATTTTCAGAACTAAGTGCAATTATTATGTATACCCAACAGTCTTCTAGATTCGAGGAGGTATCAGAATTGATGTTGGGTATTGGTTTGGTAGAGATGAGGCATCTTGACAAGATATCTGATTTCTTACAAAGGGCAGACCCATACGAGGATTACTCTACCATGAATATTAATCCTACAATTGAGATTGGTTCTACTTGGGAACAAGCTTTAAAGATTGCTTTGAATTCTGAGATAGAAACTATTGGTCACTACAAGAAAATCCAAAGAGCAATTGCTCAATACGAGGAACGTTCTGATTATAATGACGTGAATTATTTCCTTGAGAAATTGATTGCGGATGAGGAGCATCATATGAAACTTCTCAAGGAAGCAATGGGTATGGATAAAGCTACTAAAGGTGTAACTGTAATTATCAAATGAGTAAGCTAATTATTCAGAATGGAAATATGTGTGAACTTGACTTACCTCTTAAGTTCTCACAGAAACTTTATAATGAGTTTGCCATTCGACATCCAAATGCTTTCTACTTACGTACAAGGCAAAGAGGTATGCAGAATTGGGATGGTAAAATTCACTACATTACCAAGACTGGGCAATTTAAAATAGGTTTACTTCCTAAGGTATACGATATGTGTATTGAAATGGGGATTAAACCTAAAGTTGTAGATATGAGACAACCCTTACCTAAAGTCAGTAAAGTAGTTACGAATATAGGTAAATATAAATTAAGACCCGAGCAAGAGAAAGCTGTTAAGGCAGTTATCAATAATAAGATAGGGAATACACCTTTTCATATTGGCGTATTAGATTACACTGTTAATGCAGGTAAAACACTTATCATGTCGTCTTTATATTTATCCTATAAGAAGCAGTTAAAGACTTTGCTAATAACTAATGATTCGGATTGGTTAAATCAAGCTAGAGAAGAATTTAAGCAATATCTTCCCGGAGAAGATATCACTTTTGTTCAAGGCAAGGTTTTAAACTGGAGTAACTTTACTATAGGTATGGTTCAGTCTATTTCGAGGAATATGAGATTCTATCAAAAGGAATTATCTCAAATAGATATGGTACTTGTAGATGAGGCTGACCAAGGAGGTAGTAAGCAATATCAGAATGTAATCACTCGGTTATTTAATACCAGAATTCGTATAGGATTATCTGGTACCATTTATATGAGCAAGCTTGCTAAGGATAAAGTTAAGAATATGAACCTTGAATGTTTCTTTGGTAAAGTGATTGCCGAGTTTAAACTTAAGGATTCTATCAAAAAGGGTTACTCAACAAAAACCGTTGTAAAGATGGTACCTGGTAAACCCTGGTATGGTAATTGGGAATCTGATTGTATTTCCTATAAGGAAATATACGATGATTCAATCACCAATTGTTATACAGCTTGGTTAATGGCTTATAATAGATTACTATGGAACCTTAATCAAGGTAGATATCCTGCTCTTGTAGTATGCAAGCATATTGCACATTGTGAAAATCTATATAAGTTCTTTAAAAAGAAACTGGGCGATGCCTATAATATTGCCTATGTGCATGTTAATACTCCTTCTAAGTTAAGACAACAAATAATGAAAGATTTTAGGGACGGCAAAATTGATATCTTGGTATCAACTACAATCATTGCTCGAGGTAAAAACTTTCCTAAGCTTAAGTACTTACTCAATACCGCAAGTATGGATTCACAAGAAAAATCCATTCAATTCCTTGGTCGTTTGGTAAGAACCGATGAATCTAAAAATAAGGTATACCTTGATGACCTTCATTATCCTGGGAATTATTTAGATAGGCACGGTAAACATCGGAAGCAATATTATCAGAGACAAGAATTGAAAGTAATACTGTTAGATAAGCTATGGAAGAAACATCCTAACCATAGCCTTATTAAGAGTTAACTAGAAGTACTATGAGTAATTACTTTTCTCCGTAGGAGGAAATAATTACATCCTAATAAGCATACGGGCATTATGAATAAAGATAAAATTATATGTATCAGGGAAGATACTGATGAACGATTAATACCATTACAATCGGAAGGATATAGAATAATACAAATATCCGCATCAGGTATCTACTGCTGGATATTATTAAGGAAACCAAATAACAATATATAATGAAACTGATAGACCGAATATTAAATTGGATGAACCCACCTGCCAGTAATCCCAAACATGTATTCAATTGCAGGGATTTGGCATGGGTAACCCCTATTAAACACTGGAGATATACCCCGGATGTTTATACCCATTCATTTAGTTTATATTGGGGATCTGGATTAGAGATCAAATTACAACAAGATACTACTGACCCAGAATCTTGCCCAGAATTATCTAAACTCAGGGAACTATTTATTAATAACATTGGTTATTCATATGTAACCCTAGATGATATTACTAACATATACATTTATAAAAAAAAATGAGATGGCAAAGAAAAAGAAACAACTTCCTGATTTATCAAAACATGATGTACTTACACCAATAGATGTTAGTCAATTGGGTACTAACGGAGATCCATGCTTTGGTATTGGGTATGATTTATCCACTAAAGAATGTAAATTATGCGGAGACTCAGAACTATGTGCGTTCAAGATGTCCCAGAACTTGAACATTACAAGGAAAGAATTAGAACAGAAGAATCAATACAAAGATTTGGATGTATTAGAAGATACGGTTGGTATCAAGAAATACATCCGAGGCTTGATTCGGAAAGGGAAAGACAGAAAAGAAATTATCTCAAAGACAGTTGAGAAATTCGAAGTACCTAAGAAACGTATTAGAGAACTTTATAGAGAATGCAATGGGAAAGGTCAGTAAGTTAAGAATGATATGGGCAATGTTTAAGTTATATCTTAACAACCCAAATTATTATGTACGGCAAGATGATGTTCTTGCTGATTTGTTTATGCAGGGTGAATACGACGTAGAAAGATTCTGTCATTCACTCGGAGTAACTCCTCAACAAGGATTAACCTTTGAACAACTTTTAAAAAAATGTAATATATTATGAACAGATTTAGATTTATCAAAGTACGGGAGGTAATATCTCCCAACAGAGCAAACCCAAATGATGCTGGGTTAGATTTTTATGTACCAACCGATTTATATCCAGAGCATATTCATTCTAAAAATGAATTCGACTCAGAAGGTTATAATTTAGATGTTCCTTTTGGTGAAGCCTTTGTAAGGCATATAGCTTTAAAACCTGGACATCGTATACTTATCCCATCTGGTATTAGGGGATTGCTTGAACCACCTGTCTCTATGTTAATGGCTGCTAATAAGTCCGGTATAGCTACTAAGAAAGGATTAATCTTTACAGCTGAGATAGTAGATTCTCCCTATGTAGGAGAGATACACCTTGGAGTATACAACACTTCTCAAGAAGCCCAGGTTATTGAGGCTGGCCAGAAGCTGGTACAATTTATTCATGTACCTATCTATATTACTGAACCAGAAGAGATTCAACAAGAGGAATTTTATACTGAATCCCAGATGTGGGGAAGTAGAGGAGTGAATGGTTTTGGTTCATCAGGAAGTAAATAATCATGGACATCAGGAATATAAATGAACAAGTGCCTCAGGTAGAAGAAACTGAGGCACGGATATTACAAGAAATGTATGTTCTTGGGATAGAGCAATTCTCTGGGTATAAATCCATAGAAAAGCTACCAGATTACCCATTAGATATAAATAATCCAAAGAGCCAAGTTATTCTAAAGGATTTTATTGGTAGAGTTATTGAAGAGTTAACCGAAGGATTCGAATCTACTGATGAAGTAGTATCTATATATCGTGATTATGGATGGAATAATGATTGTTTAACCTCAGAGGAATATACTCGGGTATTAAACCATCTAGCAAATGCAAATGAAGAACAAGCAGATGCTTTGGGATTCTTCTTTACTTTGCTTCTGTATTCTAATATATTGCCAGAGGATATATTAGAATACCAAGATGCAAAGAGTTTATTTGAGGTAATGGCAATTGGAGTCAAAAACTTATTCATCAAGTACCCAGATCATCGAAGTGTAAGGAAATACCCTATACTAAGTCCAACTGATTGGGCAAGAGAAGATAGAGCAGAATATGATAAGATAGTTTCTTATACCCCAGGTTTTCATGAAATGAGCGAGATATCTCATGAAAATGAGAAGCTATATTTATGGGAAGTAATATATGAACTTAATAAAGCAAGGAACTTCCTTAAATGTAGACCCTGGAAACAAACTCAAGTGATGACCAAAGAAATAGATTTTCAGGAATCTTTGGTAAAGTCATTCTATCTCTATATGGGATTTTTAGCCATGAATGGGTTTACTCCTTGCGGATTGTTTAGTTTATTCTTTAAAAAACAACGTCTCAATTTATGGAGACAAAATACTAATTACTAGCATGTCAGGATGGAACCATAAATTAGAGGGACTTCAACTTAATCCGGAGGAGTCCCTCCATTCGTTAGAATTTGCTACTTCACAAGAGGCATGGGAAAAACTCAATGAGGGATTCCTAAGATTAGAGCCTGCTTTATTTGCAAAGGGGGCTATTGCCAATAGTGGGGTAGCAGTAGTGTATAATGTATTTATAAAGATACGAAAAGCTTGGGTAGACCCAGAATTTGATTATGGGCGGTGTTTCAATTATAAAGAAACTAAGTGGACTAGCTTATTGAATAACTACATAGACTTTAATAAGCTTGACTTGTTGCGTAGTAAACTGAGAGTACTGAGAAATAAGTACAATCAGAATTACAATATAACCTATATGTTTAACAATCATCATGATAATGGTAAACAATGTCTAATAGCTGCGACTTTTTCAAAACGATTCGGGGAAGACATCCCAGTTATTACAATGGTAGTTCGGGCTTCGGAGATTACCAAGAGGTTAATATTCGATTTCCTATTAATTCAACGAATGTCAGAGTACGTATATGGGCCGGACCAGTCAGTACAAATCAACCTATTTGCGACTCAAATGTACGGAAATGTGGAGACACTTCTAATGTATCATACCCATAAGCCATTGAAGAAGGTACTTAAAGGAGCAGAGGAGAATTCATGGAATAAGAGGATAAAAGAGATATGGAAAAAATTCCAAAAGGGTACAGAGAAGGAATTCTCTTCATTCAAGGTATTCTTTAGAAGTTTTAAAGTGCTTCGACCAGATTTATATGAGGAAACATATAAATCAATGAAAGCAAAAGAATTACTTCTCGAGTATGAGGATATAGAATACCCGGAGAATGTAATCTCTTACTCTCAACGTAAAGCCTATAAAAAGAAACTTTTAAAACAAAAGAACAATGGAAGCTAAGGAATTTTTAAATCAGAAGCGGATAGGATTAGTAAACAAATTCTATTACCAAGTTTTAGAGATTAAAAAGAACGGTGCAGAACCAGATATACCCTTGTTAATGAAAGAGGTAGAGGATTTCGATAATTTTGTATTTCGCTACTGGCATATGACCTGGGTTAATTCTACAATGTCATACAGTTAAATATTTATATAATATGAGGATATATTCTAACAGTTTTGAGTTAATGTCCGAAATGGGCAGAGAACTCAACAGTTATGGTCAACTTGTAAAACCAAAGACCTATCAAAATAAAGTCATTGAAGGTAATGAGGATTTTATTACTAAAGAACTCATTTGCCAACAATATTGCTTAACTTCATTGGGAGACCCGGTATGGTTATTCGTATTCTCTCATTCAAGAGAATGGGCAGATGCAGAGTTCCAAGAAAGAATATCCCCTAATGATATAAATCCAGGAGAAGCTTGGAAATTAAGAAAAGATTTATGGGAACAATTCCTTGATGAAAAGGGTAGGTTCGATTACACATACAATGAGAGAATGGGTGAAGTATTAATAAAAGATTTAGTTCGTCTTTTAAAGAGAGACCCAGATACAAGAAAAGCAATTATACCAATATTTGAGCATGATGATACCTTATACTATGGTGGTAGACAACGTATTCCATGTTCTATGTATTATGATTTCCTTATCCGTCAGAATGGTAAAGGAGAGAAGGTATTACATATTTGCTATCACCAAAGAAGTTCGGATTTTGTTACTCACTTTGGTAATGATGTATACCTTGCATGGAGACTTATGAAATACGTAGCTAACAAGGTTGGAGTTAAACCCGGTTATCTGTATCATACTATTGATTCCCTCCATGCTTATAAGAAAGATTGGTTAGCATTAGCATCTAATCTGGAAGACTTACAAGAGAAATACTAATAATGAGGGATGTATCTACTATAGGTGGGTATGTCCCTTTTTCTATTTTAAAATATGGAAACACGGTATCATATTATAAAGAACAAGAAAGAGCTTAAGAAACTTATTGCTTGTTGTAAAGCTACGGGTTATGCTTGCTGTGACTATGAAACGAATGCAGAACCTATTTATAATAAGAGTTTTAAACCTACAATTCTCTCTGTATCTTGGATGCCTGGGTTTGGTGCTTCCATCCCTTTAGACCATTTCGAAACAAAAGCTTATACTTCACCAGGTTGGAATTGGAAAAAGATGTTAAGGAAATTTGGGGAAGAAGTAATTGAGAATTATGAGATAACTAAGGTTGCATGGAACTGGAAATTTGACGACCAGGTAAACCAGAAGTATCATATATTCTACAGAGGTACATGTTTAGATGGGATGCTTGCTAAATATGTTCTCAACGAGGAAAAACCTCATGACTTAAAGTCAATGGTAAGAAGATATTTACCAGAGTATGGTAATTATGAAAAGCAAGATGCTTTTGATAAAATACCTTGGGATAAAAAAGAATTAGACCCACTTTGCCATTACGGTTGTCAAGATACGGATTATACTCTTAGGTTAATGTTATTCTTTGAAAAGAAGTTGATTGATTTGGGTATGTATTCGGTATTCCGTAATTTATTTATGTGTAATTCACGAGTACTCACCTCAGTAGAGAAAGAGGGATTATATCTAGATACTGAGTTCAATAAAAAGCTTCTGGAAGAATATAAACCAAAAATAGATGCTGCTAGAGACGCAATATACGCTTTGCCAAGAGTAAAGAAATTCGAAAAGAAGTATAACCAAGAAAAGATTGATAAGTATATTCAATCTATCGAAGCTGAACTTGAGGAGTTAGATTATAATGACCCAAAGGATAAACGGAAGATTGCATCAAGGGAACAGAAAATCTCAAATATCAAAGCAGGTATATTCACAACTAAAAAGGAACAAGAATTAATAAGGCCCATTAATTTGGGTAGCCCAGTTGATTTGCCTAAGCTAATGTATTCAGAGGATGGATTCCATTTCGATGTAATTAAAGATAATGATTCTGGTAAACCAAGTACAGATGAAGAAACCCTAACTAACTTAAGGTTAACAGTTAAAAAACCCGATTCACCAAAGGCAATATTCTTGGATAAACTTCTCGAACTAAGAGGGTTAGAGAAAATGTATAAGACTTATATTTATGGGTGGTGGGAAAAGGTACAAGATGATTCTCGATTACATGGTAGATATAACATACATGGTACTGACTCTAATAGGTTTAGTTCTGCAGACCCAAATATGCAGCAGATCCCAAAGACAACAGTAGACCCAAATATTAAGAAACAATTGGTAGCTCCTCCAGGTTATCTATATATGGCATTCGACTACTCACAGGCAGAGTTAAGAATGATGGCTCATTTATCAGGTGATGAAACTTATCTGGAAGCATTTGCAAAGGGCGTAGACCCTCACCTTGGTATAGCAGCAGCAAAATATGGGGTTCCAATTGAGGAAGCCAGTAAAATATACGAAGACGAAAGTCACCCTGACCATAAGCTTTGGAAGACTAGAAGAAAACAAGCTAAGCAAATTGCATTTGGGCTTATCTATGGAATTGGAGATGCTTTGCTAGCAGTAAAATTATCAGACCCAAAAGCTGGTATTATAGTTACTAAAGAGGAAGCTCGTAAGGAGATGGATGAGTTCTTTAAGAAACACCCAAAGATACTTAAGTTCAAAGAGAAACAAGAGAAATTCCTTCGTAAGCATGGATATTATACCCAGTTATTTGGTACTAAGAGAAGATTACCCCAAATATACTCAAATGATAAACAAGAAGTTGCTTATGCCATCCGTTTGGGACTTAATTTCCCATGTCAAGGTGCTGCAGCAAATATGACTAATTTTGGAGCTATCCTTGTTTATTGGTTAATGAGACAAGGTAAATTACCCATGATGAAAGAAGCTTGTACAGTTCATGATGCTGTATATATGTATTCTAAACCAAAGGATATAAATACATGGACAGTATATACAATTTGGAATATACTACGTAACCCAAGTACTAAGAAATACTTTGGTTTCCAAGTTGATGATGTAACTCTATCAATGGATTTTACAATAGGCCGGTCTATGGCAGAAGAATTACCATTTATGCCCGGATATGATTATACTAGAATGTTAAAACCAGACTTTTCGGTAGAAGAGTACATGGAGGAATACCATAAGTTTAAGACTCGTAAAATTGGTAATTTTAGTGCAGCTTCACCAGAAGTATTTATGGAACTATATAAAAAGGAAATCCATAAATATCAACGAGAATATGAAAAATCGAGAAAAGGGTAATATACCCGGGTTTAGTAATTATTACATATCCCGTACTGGAAAATTATACTCGAAATTTACTGGTAGTTGGAAATTAGTAAAACCTGCTATGAAAGATAATGGTTATTTATCTAACTCTTTAGTAGGAGATGGTGGTAAACGGAAGAACTTTTATAGACACAGGTTAGTTGCTTCTATTTACATCCCTAACCCAAACAATTATCCTCAAGTATGTCATAAAAATAACAATCCAGAGGATAATCGGGTAGGTAATTTATATTGGGGTACAGCTAAGATGAATATGGGTCAGTGTATAGAAGATAAAAGATTCTATTTTGTTGGTAAAGAACGAGAACGTAAGGTAAATGTAGAATTATTAATTTCTAGGTATATAGAGGGTATACCAAGAAAAGATATACTAGAAGAATTCGGTATATCAACTGGAGTATTATATAAAATATTACGGTATAATAACATAAAACTAAGGAAATGAAGAAGATTTTAAACGGGCCCACGGTATGGAGGGTTAAATGCCCAGTATGTGATTGCGAATTTGAATATGATACCAGTGAAACTTTTGGGGTTTATAATAAATCTGGTGATTATTTTAGGATAGTACAATGTCATAATTGTAAAACTAATATAAAGCATTCAGATTCAGTATCTACCATTACGGGAGTGAAAAGAGAAGATACTATGTATACATAAATAATATAAATTTATGGAATTATGGCAACACAGAAAGAGATTGATAATGCAAGTAAGTTAACTGCCCTTACTTATATGGTTGCAGGTTGCTTAGGTTATTCTATCGAAAATTTACTTAAGTATTTAGATGTGGTTAATCTAAGGTTGAGTGGACAAGAAAAAATGTTACTTAACCGATTAAAGACTCAGTTATCTCAAGTACAAACTAATCTTACTACTTTAGAGGGATTGGCTTTTAAAGTAATGGCTACGGATGAGGATGGTAAACTTGCTTATGAAGATGCCACCCATATTTATTGGGCTGCATTTTTAGCCTTACTCGATAGGGGTGGTACTGATAACTTATGCGACTTAAGATTAATGGCTTTGGTAGATAAGGTAAGCATCTATAAATCTCTTCTTAATTTGCCCGGTATGAAACTCTCTTATCAAATGGCTTTTGCTCAAGTAACTAAAGCAATAAGCAAAGGGGAATTTAGTAAAGAAGACTTTAAAAACCTATTAGAAGTTTATGAAGACGGAACTGAAAAAACTAAAGGTTAAATTTGAAGGTAAACTTATTGAGATTGATATTCAAAAGGAATTATCTATCAATGAGAATATCATCAATTCTCAGCTACGAGAATCTCCTTCTAGTTATTATGTACTTGCTTCCCTGAGAGATAAGTATATAAAAGAAAGAGATGCTCTAGCAAGGGAAAAAGAAGAAGCTTATTCGAATGCCTGGTTATATTATAAGGATGCTAATGAGAGATGGAATAATGAATACGTATCTCATAAGGCAAACCTTAACAAGAAATACTCTTCTATCAATGAAAGGTATTTGAAAGCTGTAGAAAAAGCAAATAAGTTCATAACTATATGTAAGTGCTATGAGTCACGCGAAAATATATTAAGAACTATTAATGCGAACCTAAGAAAAGGTTAACCTATTGAACTATAAACAATTACTAACTTTTAAAAACAGTATTAGAATATGAATTATTCAATGACATTTATCTCATCTCTTGTAGCTGAGAAATTTAATCAAGAATTACCCGGATGCCCAACAGAAAACCGGGTACTTATTTTATCTCCCAAGGAGGTAAACCAAACTAAATCTGGTTTGATTATCCCTGAACAAGTAAAAGAGGGAGTTCCTCGTAAAGGGGTTGTAGTAAAGAGTGGGGAAATTACCGAAGAATACAAAACCTACCGAGAATTGGTTGCTGTAGGTAGAATAGTTACCTATGGTTTGTATGCAGGTAAAGAACTTGAATTCGAAATGGACAAACTATCCCCTGCTCTCAAACAGCTTTTAGAGAAAAACGTTCTTACCGTATTGAGTATGAACGAAGTAGTTTACTCAGAACCGAATAATTAAAACTAATAATTATGATAAAAGACAAGAAGAAAAAGAAAGTTTCATCAGAGGGACTTTCTACAAAAGAAAAGATGCTAGCTAGAAAGAAACAGCTAGAATCTAAGGGAAACGGAAGTGGATTGGTATATCCAAAAGAAGGAACCCTGAGAATGAGAATTAAATCTCCAGGTGATGACCAAGAATTGGGTATCGAAATTATTCAATTCTACCTGGGTGGCAATTTGGGAGGAGTTATATCTCCGGCTACTTTTGATGAACCTTGCCCATTCATGGAGAAATACCAAGAATTGAAAAACTCCAAGGATGAAGACGACAAGGAACTTGCCAAGAATCTGGTACCAAGAAGAAGATATGTTATCGGTGGTATCATTTACTCAGATGAAAAGGGTAGTAAGGTAGATTACGAAGGCAAAGATAAGGGAGTTTTAGTTCCTCGCTCAGTATACCAGGATATCATTGACCTTTACCTTGATGAAGATGAGGCAGGTGATATGACAGATCCAAAAACTGGATATGATATCAAGGTAATTCGTTCAGGGTCTGGTAAACTAGACACCACTTATTCTGCTCGTGCTTGCAAACCAACTAAGTTGGACAAGAAATATCAAGGTACAATTGACCTTGAGGGAATAGTTCGTTCTCAAATCAAATCCTATGATGAGTTGGAAGATTTACTTTCACAGTATCTAAATGAAGACCATGGGGATGACGATGATGACGATAAGTCAAAGAAGAAAAAGAAAAAGGGAGTTCACAAAGACCATTACATGGAAGATGATGAACCTAAGAAAAAGAAAAGAAAATACAAATCGGATATTTAAGGGTTAGTAATATGGTTTCATTCGAAGGTGGTAATTAGATTCGTTCTGTTATCACCTTCTTTAGTTTAAAGACATTACATTATGGCAAAGAAATCTAAGGTTGGTTTAAAAGTACCAACAGCAAATGAGATGGCAAAGAAATATGGGAGTATGATTAAATTAGCTTCAGAAGTTACTGATACCGATTTATATATACCATCTACTTTCTTTGCTCTGAACTACTTATTCGGTAAGGGTATTCCTTATGGTAAAATCGTTGAGATTGCTGGAGAGGAATCCTCTGGTAAATCTTTAGTGGCTTATAACTTTGCTTATGCTACTCAACAACTTGGAGGTCATGTGATATGGGTAGATGCTGAACAATCCTGGATGAATTCATGGGCTGAAATCAATGGAGTAGACCCTGCAAGAGTAACTATTGTTAATGATACCCGTATTGAATATATTGCAGACGTAGTAGCAGACTTAGCAATTTATTTACGTTCTCAATTAACTCACAATGAACCGATACTCTTAGTAATCGATTCCATTGCAGCTACTGACTGTACTGATAATATAGATGCTAAGATGGTTGATGGTAAGGCAGAGATGGGAGGTAGAGCAAAGGCTCTTTATAAATACTTCCGTATCAGAAGTGAATTATTCTACAAACTGGGAGTATCTCAGATTTATATTAACCAATTAAGAACTGCTTTGAATGTCGGATTTGGAAAAGATAACACAACAACTACAGGAGGTGCAGCACTTAAGTTCTACGCTTCAATCAGAGCTGCTTTCTATTCAGGAAGGTCTGTTACCATTAAACAAAATGGGAAAGAAAGGAAAGCTGGGAAACTTGTCACTATCAGACTTATTAAAAATAAAGTTGCTCCTCCTCGACCTACAATCAGCAAATGCCCTGTATATTTCAATCCTAAATTCCACGAAGTCGGGTTTGACAGATGCTATGCTTTAGAGGATGTATTGGTAGATACCGATGTAATCGAAAAAACTACTGGTGGGTATAAATTGAAAGGTAAAACTCTTGCAAGAGGGGAAGAGAAATTCCAAAAGCTTTTGGAAGAAGACGATGAACTTCGTAGAAAACTTTTACGGAAAGCCGGAGTAAATACCATAGGTACTACTAAAAAGCAACTGGAGAAAATAGAAACAAATCTATTCCCAGTCGATGGTGTAGAATATGAAAACTATTCAGATTCAGAAGAGGAGGAGGAAGACGATGAGTAACAGATACTATGAACTTTTAGAAGAACTCCTACAAACGGTTAGAGAGAATTACTTACTAAGGTGTATTAATCATCATTTAAAACAAAAGCTTAAAAAGTATGAGCAAGAAAACCATATTTACAAGGTCCAAGAATAAGATAGGTAGTCTGTCTTGGACTTCTCCAATCTATACTCATGGAGAAGGTAAGTATCAGAATAAAATACTTCATGATAATATCCCAGGATATCCAGGATACCACATCTCTAAGAGAGGTAAAATATATTCAAGGTGGGATGTTAATGGTAAGGGTATATTAAACAAAAGATATCACTTAAAACAACCCCATCTAAATAAGAATGGAAGGTATATAGTGGGATTATCCCAACCAGGTATAGGGAAGAAGAATTGGTTATTACACAGATTAGTGGCTTTAGTCTATATCCCAAATCCGGAAAGGTTACCTTATGTATGTCATAAAGATAATGTACCTACTAATAATAGAGTAGAGAATCTTTATTGGGGTACACAAAAAGATAATATGTCTCAAGCTTCTAGGGATGGGAGGATGATTCAAGCTAAAGGAGCCGATAGTGTACATTATAAAGGTACAGAAATCCAAAGGTCATATATTCCAAGACTTATAGAAGTTGGATTTACAGTTAAAGAAATTGCCGAAATGATGGGGTTTGGAATTTGTTTAGTTAGGGATTATTATAATAATTATCGTAACTTAACTCAAGGAACCCATTACTATATTCATTCTAAAAGAAAGAATAAATCATGAAAAAACTAATACTTTTAGTGGATGGGGAAAATCTACTACACGCTAGTTTCCATAAGTTTGAAAAACTTAAATCTACGGATGGTAAACCAAGTGGGGCAATATTCGGATTTTTCAAATCTCTACATATGTATCTTACAAGGTTCGAACCGGATGAGGTTTATATTTCATTCGATAATGGTCATTCACCAGTAAGGACGAAGTTATTGCCCAATTACAAGGGACATAGAAAAAATATATCTGTAGATTACGAATCATTGCAAAAGCAAAAGGCAATTATAATGAAAATGCTGGGTATGCTAAGAATTAATTATATCTTCGATAAAAAGAAATCTACAGTATATGAAGGAGATGACTTCTTAGCATACCTTGCAATTAAAAAATTCCAATCCGAGAAAATGATACTCATATCTTCAGATAAGGACTTTAATCAGTTGCTTACAAATAACCTAAGGATATATAATCCGAGAAAAGATGAGATGATAAGGATGGATAATTGCAAAGAATTATTCGGTTATCATTCTCATGAAACGGTAGAGTACCTTGCAATGGTTGGAGATACCTCCGATGATATACCAGGGTTCCCGGGTATAGGACCAGTAAAGGCAAGAAAAATCCTTGATGAGGGTAGAATTGAGAAGTTTATTGCCCAGAGTAAGAACAAAGAATATCTTCAAATATGGAAAAGGAATGAACAGTTAATCGACCTTTTCTGGTTTGTAAGACATAACCCATTGGATAAGTTACCAATTAAGTCAAAGAAGAAGTTTAAGTATGAGAAATTCAAAGAACTTTGTATCGAATACTCTTTAGCATCATTTTTGACAAATGAATTTATAAAACCATTTAAAGCATTACATCATGAGTAAGAGAATTATGTTTGTGGGTCCCTCTGGTATAGGGAAAACTACTTTAGCTAAGTATGTAGCTAAGAGAGAAGATCTACCTTTTATTTCTGGTAGTATGTCAGATTTATTACCTGCTACTGAAGGGGTATCACATAATGAAATATTATCCCTCGGTTCGGAGGCAATGTATAAAGCAGATTTTCAACTTCTGAACAAAAGGAATAGGTTATTCAAGGATAGAGAATACTTCGTAACTGATAGGAGTTATGCAGATTTGGCTGCTTATTTTTGGTATAAGCAATCAAGAACTTTACCAGAATGTGAAATGGAACATTTTTTCTGTCAATGTAAGACTTTAATGGAAGATCAATGTGATGTAGCAATCTTTTTACCATTAAATCTAGATACTTATAAGCATTGGTCAATGGAAGATAATGGTAAGAGAATACTTAACAGATTCTTCCAAGTTCAGATATCATCTCTTATGGGGGAATTGCTTGCAAATTGGGAAATACCCACTATTTGTATATCTGAGCTCGATTTAGGTATGAGAACGGAACAAATCAATTACCATTTAGATAGGATATGGGGAAAGAAGTAATAGCAATAGCCTTTTCAGATTTACATATAAATCTATGGGCTAAGTTTAATGAGAACAATCACAGGACCCTGAATAGTTTCAGGGTTTTGTCGATTATACGGAAATTATGTAGAAGGTTTAACTGTCCTGCATTATTTTGTGGAGACTTATTTCATAAGGCCGAAACAATGGACCAAGAATTAGCAGAGATATGTTATAATGAACTAATCGAAGGTTTTTGGATATATGCCATATCTGGAAATCATGATATTAAGAAAATAAGTAAGGTTGGTACTAAACCCTTTAGCTGGCTTTATCAAGTAGAGAAGTATGGTATCATGATATTAGATTATGAAAAAACCCAACTATCTTCTACACATAAAGATATTATGGTATATGGGGTTCCTTATATTGATAATAACGTGGGTCTAAGTGAATACTTAAAGAAGTTAGAATTAGATAAAAGTAAAAAGAATATTCTTTTACTACACACTGATTATCCCGGTGCAAAGGATACCGATGGTAGAGAGATAGATTCCGTAGAAAATTTAAATGTAAATGTTCTCAATAAATTCGATTTAGTATTATGTGGTCATATACACAAACCTCAAAGATTATCAAAGAAGGTTTATATGATTGGGGCACCTAACCATCAAAGGAGAACCGATAGAGATTGTGAATTAGGGTATTGGAAAATCTATGAAGATTTGTCTCTGAAGTTTGTACCTTTGAAAAATTTCCCAAAGTTCATCGATGTAGAAAGGGAAGAGGATATTAAGGATGATGGTAATTATTATACAGTAATTCCCCAAAAAGCTAGTACTCCAGTTAATAACAAACATAAGATTACTAAGCAACTTTCTAAGAAGTCTCTAGCAAAAAGATACCTAAGAGAGAAAGGTATTAAAGATGAGGTTAAAACTAATCTATTAATTGAAACACTTAAAAAGGCTGAATCATGTTAACGTTCTTAAACTTAGAGGCAGAAGGATTTTGTTCAATAGAATCCTTACACCTACAATTAAACCCAACTTGTACCATACTTATCAAGGCCCCAAATGGGAAAGGGAAATCAACTATTCTCTCTGCCTTGGTATGGGCAATATATGGGAAAAACCTAAAGGGTGTTTCTGAGGTAAATACTTGGAAGCAAGTAAGGCCTAAAGATTACAAGGGTACTAAGGTACAAGTATATTTTCAGAAAGATTCTCATACATATAAGATAGTTAGATGTCAAAAGTATGATGAAGTACTTGAGGATGGTGCTAAAGGTAAAGACAGACTTATCTTCATGAAAGATGGGGATATAGTTGATATCAAAGGGAAGGGGAAGATACAGGATTTTATAAACAGAGAGATAGGTTTATCATATACTCTGTTTATGAACTCAATCCTGTTTGGTCAGGGTATAAAGAGACTTATACAAGAATCTAATTCGGATAAGAAAAAGATATTCGAAGAAGTATTTGATTTAGAGTTCTTAAACCTTGCTAAAGGCATTGCATTACAAGATAAAAATAACTTGATATCTCAAATAAATGAGGTAGAGCATGAGTCTCAAATGCTTAAGAAAGAATTAGAGGCTAACAAGGAAGCTTACTTCGATATGAGAGATAGAGAAAAATCCTTCAAGCAAAAAATCAAAGAAGAAAGAAGAGAGTTAAAGCAAGATAGAGAAAAGCTAACTAAGCTACTAATTGAAAAACAAAAACAAATCAAGGATGAAGTAGATGCTTCGCTTCAGATAAAGATTAAAAAACAAAATGAACTAATCCTTGATTTGAGGGGTAAGATAAAAGATGCAAAGAATTTATCGAATGTACCCCTTAAGAAAGTAATCAAAGAATTGGTAATACAGTTAGAAGCCGGTCACTACAAACGTGCGTTACGTGATGCTAAATCAATATATAAAGCGTTTTCTGACCTTGACAAATATGATAAAGAGTATCAAGAGGCTTTAGAGAGGTTGGAAGAACTTAGTAGTGTAAATGATAGGTATAAGAAATTAAAATCAGACTGTGATGATATTGCTTCTGATATTGCTTCTATTGACGAAGACCTGGCTAAGCTCAAGCAAGAAAAGCTTAAGGTCATGTCTCCAAAGTATAAACAAAAACTTAAGGAGATTAGGAAGAATTTACGGAAGGTTGATGAAGACTTTCACAATAAAGAGTTAGAGTTAGAGAATTATAACTGGTTAATTAATGACCCATTGGGTAATAATGGGATTAAGGCCTACCTATTTGATTCATCACTTGAGTTCTTAAATAAATGCCTCGATAAGTATTCAGAGGTATTAGGATTTAGGATCGAATTTAATATTGATTTGGGTACTGCTAGAAAAGAATTTGTTACTCTTATTGAAAGAGATGGGATGATTATAGATTACGATGAACTATCGGGTGGCGAGAAACAATTGGTCTGTGTAGCAATGGCTTTTGCAATGAATGAGGCTTTAACTGCCTCTAAGGGTATTAACTTAGCATTCCTTGATGAGGTATTTGAATCACTAAGTTCAGATAACATAGAAATAGTTACTTCCTTAATACGTTACATATTCAAAGAGAAAACTTTATTCTTGATAACCCACTTAGATTCTCTTCCTCTTGGTAATACCAAAATTCTGCAAGTGGAAAAGACTCAAGGCCTGAGTAGGTACCAATTACTTTAAATTATGAAAAAGAGTAATTTAACTGATTACCCAAATTATAGGGTTTCTAAAAGAGGTAAGATAATCAGATTATCAGATGGGAAAGTTATAAAATGTTACTTGAACCATAGGTTCAATAGGTATTATTGTTGGCTATACGATTCCAAGAATATTAGAGTCAAAGTATATAGGTATAGATTAGTAGCTATGGCTTGGATTCCCAATCCTGAGAATAAACCTGAAGTTTGCCATATAGATAATAATTCAACCCATGATTATTATAAGAATTTATATTGGGGAACTCATAAAGAGAATATGGAACAAATGTCAAGAGATGGGAGAAGTACTAGAAATAAAAGTATAATCAGAAATATCAGTAAGTCTCGAATTACTTTAGTAAAGAGAAAAGACTATCAGAAGGTTTCTTTTGATATACCCTCAGAGAAACTAGAGCTTGTAATTAAGAAATTCTTTGGGAGTTGAGGCTATAATGGTATATAAAAATACAATACACCATTATATTATGAACTCTAAGAATAAAGGAAATCGATTCGAAAGAAAGATAGGTGCTTGGTTTACAAAATGGACCGGATACAAATTTGAAAGGAATAGAGCGGGGAGTGGAGCTTGGCATTCAAACAAGGACTCCACTTCCGATTTAACCTGTACTGATGAAAGGCATGCTCATAGATGTAAGATATCCATCGAATGCAAGAATTATAAAGAGATTAAGTTTGAACATCTACTCTTAGGTAATAAGGGATGCGATATATTGAAATTCTGGGAACAAGCTTCTAAGGATGCAAAAAGAGCAAATAAAGTTCCCATACTCTGTATGAGATATAATTCAATGCCATCAGAAGAATTTTTCTTTGTAGTTGGAAAGGATTTATCTCCCGTATTCTATAAACCACTATTCGATAAAGCCAATATTATGGTAATTGATGTACCAAAGATAGGTGAGATTCTTTATGTATTCATGGCTAGTGATATACTGAAGAATGTAAACTATAAGTTAGTACATAAACAAGCTAAGTTAATTCTTAAAAACTGGTAACCCATGAAGAAGCATACCCCATACTCATATTGTATATTTTACCTTGAAAGGAAGTACTGTGATAAAATTAATAAAGAACTCAAAGAAAAGGGGTATGACCAAATCAAGGCAATTATTCCTATGGTAAACGTATTAAGAAAAACCACAAAAGGTAAGATGGTATTCGAAGAAGTACCAGTATTATTCAATTATGGTTTTATGAGAATGCCTACTAAATTAGCATTCTCAAGGCCATTTCTTAATAAGTTACGTAGAAATATATCGGGTATCAGAACTTGGTTACGTAATACCGAGACAATGCACCTAAGAAAGAAAAAGGTAAGGATTGACAATGCAGAAGACTTTGATGATTTTTCTTTAGTGGCTACTTGTAGTAGAAAAGAAGTAAGGCGATTTAAACGTATTGCTAGAGAGAATAAGAAGTTTTCAGTGGATGATTTAGTCAATGTAAAGCCTGGAGATTACTTAGTATTACGGGGTTATCCTTATGAGGGAGTAGATGCTACAGTATTAGAGGTTGACCATCTTTGTAAAAGAGTAAAAGTTCTTATATACCCCGAAATGGGAAGAATGGAAGTATGGTTACCTTTTGACAACGTTATCTATAGTGTATATTTAAATCATGACCCAGATAAGCTTTATGCTAATTCTGGGGAATATGACCCTAATCAGATTACCAATGAAGCAATTGATAGTATAATGAGATATAGAAGAATTTAATGTTATGAACGAAGCTCAACAAAAAGCCTGGAGTTGTTTAATTGATAAAGAACAACAATCATTATTCCTTCAACTATCAGAAAGTAAATCTTCATGGGAAGCTGGTGAAATTTTAAAGTTATCTCATTACAAGTATCTTGAAATCCGGGAACGGTCTGAGAAATTCTTTAGGCTATTCTCGGATTTTTTTGAGAAACACACTTCTATCTTTCGACCAGATTGCCCATGTGAGAGAAACTTCCAAGATTATATGGAGGGATGTTTAGAGAAACGATTAAAAAGAAAAGAAGCAAGCTTATTCACAGGAGACTCAGCTCAATTACTCCCAAAGGTAAACTCTAAAAATATAGAGAGAAACATGAAGAGGTTAAAGGAGTCTGATGATGAATGGGACATAGATACTCTAAGATTAATTCTTGAATTTGATAGGTGGAATAACTTTAGAATACTTCCAAGGATGCTACAACAGCCATCTGCATTTAAAAGGCGGTCGAATAAGAAGGATAAGATATATATCAAGTATCTTCTTAATAGAGTACCGGATTGGATGCACACTAAACTCAGAGAAAGATTTAGGTATAAAGTAAAACCTGGAAAGAAAAAGTATTGGGTAGCTTTAATATCTGAGGACCTATATACTGATGGTTATCTATTGTTACCAGTAAGACCTTTGGATGAAGTAGTAGATGAATTCAGTAGATTTTACATGTATGTATTCAAAACTAAAGATGATGCTGATACCTTTGGTTTTATGGTATCTAAGTTTATGATTAAAACCGAATCTGTTAAGCTTGGACAAAAATTCTGGCCAGAGTACCGTTGCTGTGTGGAAAAAGCAGTAAACTATAATCAAGTGAACAACATAGAATTCAATATTAAGAAATTGGATATGGCTTATAACACACATATCAAGAGAAAGCATAAAAAACCTAAATCCACTGCTGCGAACCGAGCAAAAACCTCGGATTTTTATAAAAATAAATAGAGAAATAAGATAAGATTAAATTATTTATTCTTATATTTGCAAAGAAAATAAATGAATACTTAAAATATTAATGATATGGCAAAAAAGAGTAGAAAAGACATGAAAGCTCCATCCAAGGAGAAATCAAATTTCCTTGGTGCTTCTGGGAGAAACATGACTTATAAGGATTTAAAGAGAAAGGCTATCATATTAGGGATGCCTTTCCCTGATGCTTGTTCTGCTGGGGTATTTGACTTATTACATTATATCAATGTATCAGAAGAGAAGCCCGATAAATCGTTAATTGATAAATATGACGATTGGATGGATAAGCAATTAGAAAATATTGGGTATTCGAAAGATGACCCATTAAGAAATTCCAGATTAAGGCTTGGGTTTCTAGGAGAAGAAGGAGAAAATGGGCAAAGAAGAACCAAACGAGTTCCTGGGATAAAGAAACCCAGAGAAAAGAAACCACCCAGAGAGAGGGATGAATTTAATCTTATCAAGGGCACAAAGAAATCTTATGTATTTGAATTAACTGCAAAAGGTTTTGAACTTGATAGAGTTATTCGGAGAATGAAAAAGAAATTCCCCGAAGCCAACGAGAAATCTATCAATCTTTGGTATAGAATGGCAAAGAGGAATATAAATGGTAAAACTAAAGGAAAGTAACAACGGACCCATACGACCAGATAGATATTATATATGGACTTGGAGACCAGATACTACCAATAAGATTGTTACTGAAAAGAAATTATATAGGAAACATCTAACAGGTATACCATATTTTACTAGACACCAAGTAAAGGTTACCTTAGTTTATCTTTATGGTGTAGATGTTCTTCAATATATCCATATAATATCTGGGAGGAAACTTATAAAACAAGGCATTAGAGAATTATCCGATATGAATGGTAAACTTCTTAAAAAGGGTAGTACTAAATTCTGGTTTAAGGGTAAATTCGTAAAAGCAAGGAAGTTCATAATGCCCGATGAATATCACATAGATAAACACCGACGAAGAAGATTTATGGTACAAATGCACCGAGTCTTTAAGTCTAAAGGAAAAAAGGAATTCAATGAAAGGTACTCAATCAAACTCTATGGACAACGGCAAGGCATATCTCCCAAGTATACAAGGCAAAAGAGATTACAAATCAATCTTGCTATCCTACAGGATTTACAACAGGCTGAGTCAAGAGGAGAAAAATAAATTCAATTTGTTATTCATGCAGTATCCCCCATTGGTAGGTTCATTGGCTTTATATTTAAGAAAGAAGATGAACATCCCAATACAAAAGGTACTATTTATCAAAGCACAAAGGGATATGCTTAAAATATTCGATGAGGCATCACTTAAATTTTTAGGGTATTTGCCTAAAGAAAGGTTTATTAAGAAGTCTCTATTATTTCAAGGGTTTGTTCCATTAGAGAGTATTAAACTTAGAAGGTCTTATGCTTATATAATGACAAATAGGATGATAGAAAATAAAATATGGGTCTACCCAATTCGATTATCCGATAACTATAAAACAATGATAAAAGGGAAATACAAATCCTATACCGAAGTATTTGGGAAGGTGGGTATTCCTGGGATAACTAAAATTAAATATAGCAATGAATAATAACGAAGGTTTTAAAATCACAGCACATCAACCAGCAAACCCATTTGCAGGTAAGAAGTTTAAGATAGTCACTTATCAAGGTGACAAGGAACTTGCCTCTCAGGCAATAACAATTGAATCTCAATTAGAATTAAAGACAACTCTAGATGAGATAAAACAATTCAATATTGCTCAGGAGGAATTAGTAAAATCTGGGTATACTCAGAAATCCATACTGGTAAAGAAACTTATAACAGAGTGATATAAATAAATTATTAACCAACTTAAACATTACGAAAATGGCTAAGAAGAAAAAAGAAGTGGAACTGAAAGAAGTTTCCAGAACAGAAAGCAATGGTGCAATCATCATTAAGTACGAAGACGGCTCAGTAAAGATTATCCCTGCTCCTATCATGCTTTCTGCCGAAGAAGCCGAAGACCTTTTTGGTTCTGAATCCGATGACGAGGAAGAAGAAGAAGAGGAAGAATCAGACGATGATGATGATGATGATTCCGAAGAGGAAGAAGAAGAGGAATCGGATGATGATGATGATGATGATGATGATGATGATGATGATGATTCCGAAGAGGAAGAAGAAGAGGAAGAACTGACCGGTGAAGAACTTGCCGAAATGGACTTCGAAGAACTTGAGGATGTCTGCGACGACAAAGATCTTGAAACTGACCCAGACGATTACGATGAAGACGAAGTCGAAAAACTCCGTAAAGCAATTGCCAAAGAACTCGGTCTCAAATTGCCGGCAAAGAAAGAAACCAAAGGTAAAGGCAAGAAAGGGAAAAAGTAATCTGGTAACTGTATTCAAGATTTAAAAGAAGGTAGGGAAATTTCCCTACCTTTACTATCAACTATTAATAAACGTAGAAGTTTACTTATAATAACCATTAACTTATAAAACATTAAAAATTATGGCAACAAAGAAATCAGACTCCAAGAAGAAAGGGGATAAGGAAAAAGACCCCGAAAAAGAAGCTAAACGTAAAGCTCGTCAAGAGGCACTCAAGAATCGGCCGGCTGAACAACGCCCTAACAGCAAGCAAATCGACGTTATTTCCATTAACGACAAATCCAAGGTAATGAACTTTGGTTATGCCGTTAAGAACAAGGAAGGCTATCAGGGTGTAGTGGTTACTTCTGTATTGGTTACGGATGGCAAACCGGTATCAACTTCAGTTTCATTCGTTCCGGGAACTCTTACCGTTAAGTCTAAGAAAGGACATGGCGTTATTTGTTCTCCGAAAAACAAAAAGGCTAAGGAAGAAGAAGAGGAAGAATCAGAAGATTAAATTCTAACTTACTAACTACTATCCCATATGTCTGCTATATAAATTTAGAGTTTAAGTTCATATGAATAACATCTACACTTAGGACGTTGTTCAGCCAAAAGCTCATTGCCTGTGAAGGTAGTGGGCTTTAATTTTTTATACCCATGGAAGAAGAGAAATTAGCAATTCGAAAGAATATTCGAATACTTGCATTGGATAATCTAATAAATACTTATACTGATGCACTAGAAGATAAAGAATTAAACCTGGGACCGGATGAAAGGGAACTTGCCATCAATATAATAAATGAGGCAAGAGAAATGCTATCAGAAGAAACTCAGGAAGTATCTAACCAAGTAATGCAAAGACCCAAATGGAAAAAGACTTAAGATTATTAGTGGGAAACATTAATCAAACTCTCAGAGAATTAGATTATGTTTCGTACCTTAAAAAGGTAGCTCTTAGTAAGGGTAAGAAAGGCGAATACCAATCCCATAGGTTGAAGAGTAATTATCTGAAAAGAAAACTCATATCTCTTAAAGGAGCCCTGAATAAAAAACTTCATGGGACTTATATTGTTGCCCAATTTAATTTTATAAGGGGGGAACAGAAAGAAACTTTTGAACAAGCTTTTACGGACTTATCTCAGAAAGAGGTAGAAGATATACTTCAACTCGAGGCAGTTTTAAAACAATGCAGTTTAGAAATCCTAGAAATTAAAGAAATCCCAACCCAAATTAGGAAGGTATAACTATGGTATTATGTAAATAGGAAATTCAATTATTCACCTAATATAAATGAAAATGGCTAAGAAAACAGAAAAGAAGAGTAAATCAGAATCCAAGACTCCGGAACTCACAAAGGCTAAGAAAGCTTTGGATGCTTACCTTAAAGAGAACAAGTTGGACCCTACTAAGGATTGGACCAAAGACAAGAAACATGGTAAAAAGGTTACCGAACTTGTAAACAAGCTCAATAAGGAAAGAGACAAAGTTGCTGCTGCCTATCCTGAAGCTGACCAAGAGAACAACAAGAAATTGGTAAAACTCCAGGAAAAAGAGAAGAAGGAAAAAGCTGAGAAGAAGGCTGCCAAAGAGAAAAAGGAAAAGAAAGGAAATGGCGGTAGAACAGCTACCAAATACGATTATCCTCTCATCGATGGCAGAGAAATGACTTCGGCTGAGAAGAAAAAATATCGTATGGAGCAAAGAAAACTTGCTTCAGGTAAGGCTCCCAAGGAGGAAAAGGAAACTAAGAAAAAGAAGGAAGAAAAGGTAAAAGAAAAACCGGCTTCCGATAAGAAAGATAAGAAGGCCAAAGACAAGAAGAAAAAGAAGGCCGCTAAAGAAGAAGATTAATAAGAGTTTACTTTTACTTATCATATTTTTGAGTATTCGTTAATAATGGTAGAAGGCCTGGCAATATAAAAATTGTTCAGGCCTTTTATTTTCTAATTAAGTTGAAAATGGAACAAGAAGTATATAAACCAAAACTTAGAATCACTACACTATCAGAGAATGGTACTCCCTTATCTGATAGGTTGGTAGATGCCTATACCGAGATGAATTCAGGTCCAAAGGTACAGCATAACGGTCCCATAAGAGTAGAAGTAACTCTTACTAATAAACAAGATATTGATAACTTCAAAGAATACTTAGATAGGTTATCTGGTACATTGCCTGCTAAGGCACCTAATGTGGGCAGAGGAAGACCTGCAGGGTCTACAACTAAGGAATTGGAATCACCAAGGGAGGATATTCTTGCAGATGTAGAAAAAATGATTGAAGAGGGTAAAAGTCAACAAGATATTATTAAATATCTTAGGGGATTGGGATTTGTATTTATTCTTACTGAGGACTTTCTATTTCACTTTCCTGGATTTGAGTTTAATAAAAAAGATGTGGGAGAAGCAACAGACAATAAGCAATATCCAAATTCATTCTCTTGGATGGCAAGATGTATCAAACGAGCTAAGGACCCAAAAGCAGATAAATTTGACCCAATGGTAATCTTTGGTTTTAGCATTCTTGGGGGACCCTCGAAAAAGATTATCCCATATCTCTATAAGGAAAGGAAGAAACCATTAAGGGCCCAAGTTGGTAAAAACGTAATCTCCTTCTCTCAGGCAGAATTCACTAAACTTCCAAAGTATATGAGGGAAGATGAACGTATTAAGTTCTCTACAGAGCAAAGACAATTACTTCTCAATCCAGAAAAGAAGCCTTCTAAATTCTTTATGCGATGGGTAGATGATGCTATCTTCCCCGACTCAATCAAGGAAAAGATAGAGGAAATCAAGAACCGCTAACACTTACCTCCGTATTTATTAAAAGAGTATTTTATATAAAATAATTTTAGTATATTTGCATAAAGAAAATTTAATTATGGACAAGGAAACAAAAGACATCGTAAAGCTCATTGCTGGTATTCAAATTGAATCACTCAACTCAATCAAAGAGGATGTTAAAAATGGGAATGATATTGCCCAAGACTTAATCAAAAAACTCCTTCAGATTGAGGATGACGAAATAATTCGAGCACTAGATGAGCACATTGAATTATACGTGGAAATCGAGAATACTCCTCAACTGATAAATATGCTAAGTGAATACCAAATGCTGGTATGCTCTCACATATTATTCAGAATGGAAGATGAATGGGTACATACTAATTCTCAGGGAGTACTTGGTACCTGGGCAATCTTCCAGAGGGCAAATCTCAAATTCCACCCAGAACTAACACTTTTAAAATTTTAATATAGACATGGAAAAGAACGAATACTTAGAATCAGTAGAAATGAACACCGGAGTCGAAATGATTCCTTGCGAATCCTCTAACATTGAGGGCTTTGGTTATGACTCAAAGAAGAAACAACTTTGGGTTGCTTTTAAAGGTAATCGAGTTTATCGCTATGATGATGTACCTTATGAAATCTGCAACGGTTTACATCAAGCAGAATCAAAAGGTAAATACCTTGCAAAGAACATTAAAAATAAATTCGAAACTACAGGTTATGAACTCAGAAACTAAATTCATATTGGGCCTGGTAACCCTGGGGGCAGTGATTTACTTTATTGGTGAGAATAAAACTCATCCAGTAGAAGTGAGCACTGCTCCTTCTCATTTTGAAAGTCCCATAACCAAGTTAATCTCTCTTCAAGATAGCATGGGCATTAAACCAAAAGAAGAGAAGAAGCAATGGTATAAATATAGGGTAGAAATAGAAACGATTCCAGAAAATCAAATCTATAAGATTGAGAAATCTGGATACCAGCAATATGAAGTTTCTAGATTGGGTGAAACTTATTCTTATGTAACCTACGAATTTACCTCAGACAAGGTAATGACTACTCAAGAAGCCTATGACTTCGTAAAGAAATATCCTGAAAGATGTACAAGGGTACCCAATACATCACAAGATAACATTTACGATAAATATAACGAGGATTATGAAGATTACATAAATGATCCAGAGGATGAAATTAACTATCCTCCAGAAATCTTCGACTTCCTAGCCGATTAACCCGAGTAAATAGAAAATAATTCAAATAAAATTTTTCTATTTAAAATAAAGTTCTTATATTTGTATCAGAAAAAGAAATTAATCATTTTACTAACATTTTAAATATAGACATTATGAAAAAGAATGAAACAAAGGTTACTAACCTGGTTGCAACTAAGGTTGCCGAACAACTTGAAGGAATTAAAAATTCTAAGACTGCTAAGGCTTCTGCTCCTAAGGCCAAAAAGACTAAAAAGGAATTGGTAAAAGATGCTCAAGAAGCTGCCACTAATTTTTCCAATGCCAAATTGGTAGAACTCTCTCCTAAAACCAAAACTTCCAAAAAGGAACAGGTTGTCAAGGAAGTTAAGGAACAACAAAAACCATCCATCATCGAACAGGTAATTTCTAATCGGGAAGTTAAATACGTATATCCTGCCGATGTAGTTGATACACTTGCTCGGAAGAAATGGAGACAACAAACTCGAAACGAACTCCATCGATTGGAACTTGCAATGGCTCGTATCAAGGACCAGAACTCCAAGGAATTCAAGGCTGCTGCTAAAGCATACGAGGACTTCAGAAAGAAGGTCCTCAAACCAGAACAAGTTGCATAAACCTTTATTAACCAGGTGCCCGGGATAATTACCTGGGCATCTCAATTCATACAAAATGGATTACACTATCTTCTCTGATAAAGAGATGCTTAAGCAGGACAAAGAATTGGTAGAATTACATAAACGATGTTGTAAGTCCTATCTAATCCAACATTCACTTAAGCACTCCAAGATTAAGAAGTTCTTTATCGTTTACGATTGGTATATAAATACCAATAACGTAAGGAATTTCTTTTTCAGGCCTATAAACCTTTTCATTCAGGCATTGCTTTTAGGGCAACTTGATGAAATATCCGATTACATTAATCCTAACAAAAATGGAAAACGAAAAAAGAAACGAACCCGAAAAGTATAACGTACTTTATTGCAAAGGCAAATATCAGTATAAATCTAAATATCCCCAAATAGAAACTAAACATAAGGTTATCTATGCAGGGCCAGTAGAACCAATGGCACCCATCTGGGATAATGTATCAGATATATTAAGGAAATCTGATAGAATTTGTACTGAATCTCGAAGAGAATTAAAGAAGTTAGAGGAACGTTCACAGAATAACCTTTACTTCAAGAAAAATGGTATTACCCATATAATCGTATACAAATGTTTAGAGAAATAGTTAAAGACCTATATATAGGCAAATCGAAGTTAACCATAGAATGTAACCAAAAGGAAATACCCCAAACTACTCTGGTTCAAGACATATTACAGAATACTGGATTTACGGGTAATATGCCCGACTACGGTACCTATGGTAATTTCAAGGATGGGAAATTTGAGATTACTCCAATGATGCCTAAGCATTGCTTATTTATTACTGGGGTACCCAAAGGGGCAATCCTTGATAATTTCAGAGTTAGAAGAACATATTGGTCCTCTTATTATGAGGATGATGTAAGAGGGTACTTATTTCAAATTACAGATGAAAGTATACCTCGTTTAATAATCACAAACTAAATCTATATGGAAGCAATCGATTACGTAAAATTATTTAAGCTCGACCAAGAGAATTATGACTTTAAAAGGGAAGAGTTTATATCCGAATTAGGTAAAGAATTTCTAGATTATTGCCAAACTACCACAATTGGGATAGATAAAAAGACTGGCAATATATACTACTACCGATTTAGGGAAATAGTTAAGAATTTCGAAACTAAATTCTGGGCAATCTCAGAACTTAAAATAGGAGAACCATTAACCCAGAAATTATGGAATGCCTTTTTCGCTACTCAGGTAGTTCCTTTAAGGCAAAGGTTATTCCCAAAGGTTCAGAAATTAATCGAAGAGCAAAAGGGGATAACCCATAACCGTAGTAAACAAGACAAAAAACCTACGAACCATAAAAAGGCAAACTATGGCAAGGGAAATCACAGACCTGCATGGGAATAAATTTAAGGTAGGAGATTATAAACTTTGCCTTAATATTCCCATCACTGGGAAAGGTAATTTAGTATTCACCAGGGACCTAATCTCTGGTGAACCTTTTAATTTATCAGTAAGTAAGAAAAAATATAAGGGATATTTCTATAACCTATCTTTGAATCTGTATGTAAGGTACGATTTAGAGTATGTAGGTTATGATGAAAGTTCCGATATTAGAAAATCTCATTTGTATGTCAGAAAAGGAAAATAAAATGGTAAGATTCCCAAGACCTATGGGGACTACTGCAATGGCATTAGAATATCAGAAGAACCCAAATGATGAACTTCTGATAAAGATACACAACTACATTATTAATCAATGGCTGATGGGTAATGGTGTATTATGTGGTATCACCTATGATATCAATACATTCTCATACCGTATGGGTATAGATATTAACTACATACGGGTATTTATGAGAGATAGGCTATTAAGCTCTAGAATATGGGATAAAGAAAAAGCAGAAGATTTACTTCAAGCGTTAATGGGAGAACAACTAGCATGGGCATTAGAAGACCGTATGGAAATAGCCCATCAGGTTAATATCCTAAGAGAATCTCAGGGAGGGAAATACGTACCGTTTATATCTGCCGAGCTGGGAAAGGCCCTTAAATTAAAGCTTGAATCCTCTACATCTCTGCAATCAATAGTACGTAATCTTACTGGAGGAAGTACTACAAATATCTTTGCCCAATTTAATCAACAGAACAACGTAACACAGCAAAATGCAATCACTGTTGAAGAGGCACGTCAAATCGTATTGGAATCACAAAGGGTATTAGATAAACCAGAAGAGGCTAAACTATTGGAGGATAGGTATGACATTAAGTCTCTACCTGAAGTAGTTGCTACTAAACAAGAAGGAGTAGATACAAGTAAAGAGGGTCTTAACCTTAATAAAGCAGAGTTAATGCAAATTACTGATGATTATAAGGGAGCTATGTCTTCATTCTCTAAAGAACATCATGAACTACGTAGAGAAATCGAAATGCGTATAGACCCAGACGAAGAAGACCCAGAGTTATACCAATATGAAGACTTTGAGGAAGAAGAGAAAGAGGACGGCTCATTTGCATCTCAATTCCTCCGAAATAGTAAGCTTCCATAGTTATATCCGGATATTGCATATTTAAAAAGAAAGAATTATATTTGCATATCAATTTTAAAATAGACAAAAATATGGAACTACCAAAGACATCTTACAAAGAGACTCAGGTTAACAAGGTTAATCAGGGTACATACTTTAAATTAAAACCAACTGATACTGCTCCAGTATGGGTAAGAGACCATTATGATAAATCATCTAAGACTTATGCTTGCCATAAGTATGATGACTCAAATCACGAAAAATTTCTCAAGGGAAAAAGGAAAATATACATTGACTTTACATTTTAATCACATGAACTTATTTAGACGAAAGAGATGCTGTAGTGAACTCATTGCTATTAAAAATGGCAACTTAGTATTCAAATTGAGTAATACTCATATCAATGCTGCTTATAATACTTTACAGGCAATAATGAGGAAATCTGGTATATTCGATGAGAATCTATATTTTGACTTGTACCGAGAATATAGAAGACATTATGCTATATACGACGTAGTACCATCGTTGCTAAGGTATAAGCTACCATTGATATTTTCAGGTAGATATCCTAAAAATCTATTCGATAATCAGTTTACCTTTGAGGAATTGATACCTAATGCTTTGGTATATCATAACTTACCAGAAAATTTCAGATTACCCGAAAGCTTAGAGAAAATCCTTTTAGAAGTCAAGAAAAGGGTATCTGCTTATATAGACCAAGATGGCATATCAGACCAGGGTTATAGGGATTTGGTTCGAACAAATTTCGTAAAACAATGGGATGTATTTAGAAAGGACCCATCTCTTATAGATTGCTATATGGATGCTCAATTGGGCATGCTATATATGTGGGCTAGAGTAGAAAATAAAACAATCGTAAAGAACATAATCGAAAGAACTCAAGATGAACTAGCTCAAGAGTTCTTATCTAAATATCAACAAAATGGAGAATAAAGAAAAGTTTGCCTTCAGAAATGTAAACATGTCTCAAGGTGTAGAGGTAGAATTTATTAAATTGCTTACCTCATTAGAGACTAAAAGTGATGAAGATATTATTAAAGCTTTTAAAGCTCAATTATCTTCTGGAGTATTAACTTGTCATGCAAAAATATTATCTAGAACACCAAATCAGATAATATTTCAAACATCTCAATTCAGTAAACCCTATAACTTTTACAAAAACTGGGAACTATGGGTATTCTCTAATATCCTGGGTGTATGGACTCTAAATAGGTTTAGGATATGATTACAATGAAAAACCTCCAAGTAGAGGATATAAAAGATGAATGGTTATACAATGCCTTAACACAAGGTATCAAGGAATGTATAACTGCTCCAGTCCTAACTTTGGACCCAACAAAACCAGAACCCATTAAGAGGGCAGAAATGATATTAGAGAATTTCTCTCAGGAGGATTCTCCAGTAGTAGCTACTGTAATTGCTCCAGGCAATTTCATACAGATGATATTACCGAAACATGAGATACTTCTATCGGTAATGTTTATCTATAAAGAGAGAAATACCTATGTACAACTCATAATACAAAAACTTGCTTATGAACGAGAAAAGATTACCACCAAGACTAATGGTTCTGTTAGTAGTACTGAAGGGTGAAAAGGTATATAAAGTACCTATTAGGTCTGAAATAAAATTAGACCACCTAAAGGATTTCAATACATTGAGGAGAATCCTTACACCTTTAGTACAACTATACCATGGGGTAGGTTTTGATACTAGACTTACTTACGATGAATTCAGTATCTTCATTAATGACCTACAACATTTGGGATATGAACTGTTAGATGAATATTCCTCGGGTATACAAGAATTAGTAGAAGCAAAACCCATTACTGAGAATGACCAAGATATTGAGAAAATACGAAAAGGGTTACTTATCTCTCTTAAATCTCAGGAGTTATCAGAGGTATTAGCTACTAAACTAAAGCAAGCCATACATGAAGTATTTGAAAACGAAAAGAAGAAAGGTGGACTAATGAACAAGGAACCCTCTTTAGAACCTATGGAGAGTTCAATTATAAGAGAGGCTCTATATTTGCTAACTCCCCAATTACCTTAATAATTGAAAGGCAGTCTAATCCACTGCCTTTCATAGCGTGTACACATCCTCAGCCTCCCTAAAAATAAATTAGATATATTTTTCTATAAAAATAAAAATGCTTATATTTGCATATCAATTTTAAAATAGACAAAAATATGAAAACGAACTCAGTAACTTACAATCAGGCAGACGAACTAACTAAGGTAGTTCGCAATTTCTTAGAAAAGAAATCTACATTTGAACTTGACTCCGATGAAAAGGGTCATCTCTTAAATCTTCTAATGGGACTTCTCATTCAACTGGAAGAGGATTACAAACTCAATTGCTTGGATATCAACCAAATCCAAATATATGAGACTACCTATTATACATTTACATTCGAATCAATGATAACTGCAAATACCAATCCCTATAAGGGTCAACTGGCAGATGCTGCAATTCAATTCATGAATGATTTTACCGATAATGACGGTAGGTTCATATCATTCAATCAACTCGATAGAAACAACTGGATTTTCCAACTTAATTTCTCAATCTCATGACAAAATATAACGTTAGTCCATTAGTTGCTCGGGAGATAGAATTCTCCACGGGCACTATCTTTGGTGGTAGCTGGTGCAGATACTTTATTTCAATTACCCTACACCAATGCTATATAGAAGCAACATGGAAGACCCGTCCTAAAAATGATTTAGACGGGCACAAAGAAATCTTTAACTCTTTACAGGAGTATCTAGATTGGTTTGCTAATCTTAAGAAAACTTACGGGAGGAGAATATCCCGTAAACAAATGGTATATGCTGCATACGATGAAACAACTCGTACCTTTAGTTACAAACCCTACGAGAATTGGGCTACCAGACGTTCTAAGGAGAAATTAAATAAGCCCAAGGAACCATTATTGGCCGATGAATTATACTAATCCCTAACCAGTTAATATATCCTCAGGGAGTTCAGAAACACTAACATCTGGGCTCCCTTAATTATTGCATATTTAAAATATTATTTCTATATTTGCATAAGAGAAAATAAAAAAATAAATATAATTATTAACCGACCTCGAACAGGGTCACAAAACTTATTTCTTATGACAACTATTAACGAAATCTCAAATCACATTATGGGTTACTTCAATGGAACTCTTGATGCTTTTGGTTACACTGCTCAATCAGTTAATGAAATCTCAAACCCAGATGAATCATATATGGGAACTCTTAATCTCCAATTCCGGGATTATCCCATAGACGATTACGAAAAGGTAGAAACCTACTGCAGAGAATCCGATGCTTTTGAACAATACGTGATAGAATTCATTAATTCTCATTGGGATGAACATCACCCATTAAAAGAACTTAACCCTAATTCTCATTACATGTCAAACTCCTATGGAGATACTATCCAGGTACATTTCAATGATGAATCCCTTTTCATTATCATTACTATGACAGGGCAATATTAACAAAACCCTCTGGGAAGCATTCAAAACACTTCCCAGAACCTCCCTATTTATAAAAATAAAAGTAGTTATAAAAACAAGTTTAGAAATAATTTTGTATATTTGCAGTGAGAAATATTTCTCAAATAATTTTAATATAGACACGTTATGAAAGAATTAAAAAATTTAGAGGCCATCCGGGAACTGCTTGCTTCCCACCCCATTTATACTTATGATTACTCCGATGGTCTTCTCATTAACAAGGAAGCTACCAATATCCAGGTTTACTCAATCGACTTAGAGGATGAACTTTTTGCTGCTTATATCTCGGGATATATCATCACATATGCTTCAGAGGAAGTTCTCTTCGAAAATCTCAGAGAAAACATTATTTCTCACATGGACTTAACAAAGGGTGCCGACGACCAATATTATGATTATTCACCCTCACAGGTAGAGGCTATCTTATTCGGAATCCTTCAATTAACCCCTGAACATCAGGATTATATCATAACCGGACTCAAAAAACATCTCCGGGAATTTATCCAAGACGATGAACAAGATGAGGACATGATATCCCAATATACCAATATCTACAATGCTATCGAAAAATGGGAATCAGACCACAGGGAAACAGGAATCTTCCAACAACTTGCAGTATCAGAATTATTTAACCAATTAAACAAATAATCACTATGGTAAACTTATATAAATTACTCAACGTACTGGAACAGGGCATGTCTCTGTTCCAACTTAATAAATGGAAAACCGAAGGACTTTGGTACCCAATTACCCAATATAAAAAGGAATCAGACGAAATCCAGGTAGTAACTAACCTATTTATTGCTGACCAGGAACAGTACCATATCCAACTATCGGGTAATTATCCAGAAGAATTTGATGACTGGAATAACTTTCTAGAGAAAAACCAATGGAAAATCTATCCCTTACTTGCAAATATAATGCAAGTCTTCTTGCCCACAGGGAACTATCAGATTATGTATACCTTATATCCACAAGGATTCATATCAGTAATTGCTAAACCCATAAACAAATAACATTATGATTACCGAAGAACTTAAACATATCTTAGACTCATTACCTTCAGAGATACATGAACAGGCCAGGGAACTGGTAAAAACTTGGAAAACTGCCAATGACCGAATAATAAACGAAATCTTTGAACTCTCAGAAGAAGAGGCCGATGAACTTCAACAAATTGCCGATGAAGCTAAGGGTAAACTATTTACCCTATTATTTGGCCCACTCTATCATCATTACGTATCTCAATATGTATTAGACCAGGACTATTTTGAAGAAGAGGAACAATTCATTGAGGACCTATTAAAATATTATAACCTATGACAGAATACATCAAAAACCAATTAATCAAACTATGCAACCATCCCGAATGGTTTAACGATATGCTCATCTCATTGGATAACAATCCCGAAGAACCTCATACGGCTATTCGCAATTATTTATCCCATGTACAACTAAATGGATTACTAAAAAACACCGAAATAATACATGTATCATTCAATGGAGATGAACCTAAACCGGGATTCTATTTCGAAATACCCAAAGATCCTAATATGTATCTCATACTTGGAATCCCGGATGAAGATGAACGCCCACGTACCGTACTATTAGGTAAACCAAAGTTTAACCCTCAACTCAATTAACATCATGAAACTAACACTAACAACTTTAGTCATCATCGAAGATACTAGCGATAACTGCAATGAAATGAGTCTTTGCTATCATTCTTTTCAAGAAGACCCAAACAGGGCTAAATCAGAAATCATAGCTGCAGTAAATGGAGTATACGCCCCAGATATGGTATTCAACACCATTGAGGAAATCCAAGAATACTTCGAATATGTTCACCTTGAATCCCAAGAGATAAAATTCATTCAAACTACCACTGCCATAAAAGACATATAATATGGAACCAATCATAACAGTAAACCAATACCCAATCGGATGGGAATGGCTAGACAGAGTACCTCTAGAGGACTTTACTTGGCTTATAGAAATATTCTCTACCATGACAGATAATACTGATACTTATGACTTTGTAGGATATACAGATTCAGAAACCTTACCAGGTCATCAGAAGATATGCTCAGTAGACAAGCACTCCCCC